CTTGAGTGCGAAGTTTGGGATTCAACTAAAACAACTTTAAGAGGTCATGCTCTTATTACAGAAGCATCTTCTTCAAGCACCTTAAAGTTTAAAAACATTGGTGCAGACGCATTAGATGCTACCGATAACGATGTATTTATTGTAGTTGGTAATGCACATGGTGAAGGAACAGAAGCTCCTGAAGCATGGTCAGACGAACTTAAAGTTGTTTACAACTCAACTCAGATTTTTAAAACTCCATTACAGATTACTGGTACCCTAGAGGCAGCAGCACTTCGTGGTGAGTCTTCTGAGTTAGCTAGATTGCGTTTACAAAAATCACAAGAACACAAGATTCAAAAAGAAAGAGCTTTCTTATTTGGTAGCTCTATTGTTGGAACTGGTCTTGCTGATTCACGTGATGGTTCATCTACCGAAACATTTACAGATGGACACAGAACAGACGCAAATAGCAATGTTATTCGTACAACTAAAGGTATTGTAACCGCTTTACAGGATTACGGTGCGTCTTCTGGTGATGACCAGAACAAATTCACTGTTTCTGAAGCAACATACTCTTACAGTAACTTTGTAGATGATATGGAAAAAGTATTCCAATATGTTCCAGAGTCAGGCATGAAAATGGCTTTCTGTGGAATGGGTGCTATGAGCTATTGGTCTAAAATGGAAGGTGCTTCTGGTTTTGCAGGCAACTCAGGTTGGAATGTAAATATCAGCGCTTCCGAACGTAGCTCAATGGGCTTTAACTATCGTCAGTTAGAAACTCCTCATGGAGTATTGATGTTAATTCCAACACCAGTACTACGTGGTCCTTACAACAAACACATGGTTGTTATTTCAGAGGAAAATCTTTTCCACGCTGTATACAGACCTCCAGTTTATCAAACCAATATTAAAACCGATAATGCGTTTGATGGTGTAAAAGACCAGTACATGTCTGACGAAGGTATTGGTATAACCTTGATTGAATCTCACAAGTTATTTACTATAACAGATTAAGGGAGGTTTAACATGGCTAGACCATATTTAGGTGGAACCAGTGCAGGAATTAAATCTCTTGCATCTTCACAAACGTTAACTAAGGCAGACACAGGTAAAGTATTTATATGTTCCCAAGCTGGTGCATATGACATTACATTACCAGCAGTAGGTGATGCTAAAGGATGGCAAGGAACTTTTTTCCTTGGAACAGCAGGCTCTAATGATTTTGACATCATTGGAGGAACTGCTGACGTTATGCGTGGTGTAGAATGTGGTGACACAAATGTCGTAATTGACGCAGCTGATAAAGTTACGTTTGTAGCTAGTAATGCAGTTGTGGGTGAAAGAGTAGATATATTCTGCGATGGATCTCATTATTATGTTACTATGTATGCAGTAGCTGACAATGCAGCTGATTCAAGCGGTTGATAAATAAGGTAATGGGGGTAGTTAATTCTGCCCCCTACCCTATAAGGAAATAAATGCAAACATTCAAATTACAAGTAGAAGATTTAATAGGAAGGTCAATAAGCGACACTAGTGGGTTAAACGATATGCTTACAGCTACAGCCTGTGAAGTCGTAGATAGACTACCAAAAGATGTCCTTATTAGAAATGCTACAGTTACTCAAGTAACTAGTAATCCTACAAGTATACACGATAAAAGAATTTTATCTATATCTAGAAATGGATATTACGCTAATGAAAAGCCTTTTAGCGCAAGTGGACCTTTGTCTGATTCTGGTAGTATATACTATGCAGATGCAGTTAATAAAAAGGATCCTGTATTTTATTTTAAAGGTAAAGATTTAGTTATACTACCTGCGCCTGGTAGTGGAGAAGAAGGTGAGATATTATCTTATACGTATCCAACAATAACGCATAGTGAAAGCTCTATATCAAATTTTCCTAGTGCAGCAGAATATGCAGTTACGCTAGGAACAGCAGCTAAGTTTATGATGAAACTAGCAGCTGAAGACCAAAACAATGAAGATATTGAACTTGCAACAAACACAGCAAGTTTTGCTCAACAATTAAAGATTGAGTATGAAAAAGAATTACAAAGGATAGTGGAACAGAAATGACGCAAAAACAAATGATAGAAATGGTAAGGCAACATCATCCAGATGTTAGCGAAACGCAAATTAGATTATGGCTTAATGCAGCTATGGAAGACTTTGCACGTAGAACCAGAATGCTATCAGGTGCGTTTACATTTAGTACAGTAGCAGACCAAAGATATTATGGTTTGTCAGATGATATATTAGAGATTATATCTGTAGACTATGATGGGTACGATATACCAAGGCTAGGTAGTAGACCAGAAAAAAGAGATTTAACATAATGAGCGCAAAACCAAGAAAAGAACAAGCATCATTAGATGATATGTTTAATGATGTTTGGGGTATGTATAGAAAAGCAGTAAAAGATAATACAGATGGGTTAGGTGGATTGGTTTTATTTACAAATAAAAAAACAGGTGAAAACAAATTTGTTATGACTTTTGCTGGAAACAAAAAAAAGATGCAAAGATATGGACAAAGATTAATGCCTATTATTCAATCTTTACAACAAGAAACAGGAATTCCTGTAGAAATTAAGTTAGCAAGATAATGAGTACTGAAAATAGAAAGTTTGCATATTGGGTTGAGCGTGATGCTATAGCAATAGTTAAACGTTCTATACAAGACTCTGCATATACGTATGCATCTCCTAGCGAAGTTAAAACAGTTACTATCTTTGC